AGCAAAGGCCAAAGCCGTAGATTCATCCATGCCATTCTTACGGCAAGCCTTATATACCTCATTGGCTGCAATAGCCCAGTAATCTAGCTTAGTTAAGACAGGCTCTTTAGTAGTCCTGCGCTTACGCACCATCTTCTTTGGTTTGCGTTTAGTAGCCATGTTGAAATTATGACTTACTTATGATAATGAACAGTTCATCGACACGCTGTTCTAGCCGACTACTTCTTTCGTCAATCCTGTCAATGGCATCTTTTATCGAGCTGCCACTATTCGGGCGAAGTTCGTTTAGCCAGCCTTTAACTAAGAAGCGAAGCCCTATGAGACCGCCTGATAGCACGGCGATAACGCCAGCGCCAAAGCCAGCCCAATCTCCCGCTGTCATTTCGCATCTGCACCGATGCCATAAGCATTATCGGATTTGTCTAAAGCCCTAGCCGCTGGGCCAGCTAATGCTGCAACTACTACAGACAGTGCTGGGTCTAAACCTAATTCATTACTTGCTAAAAACGTTAAGAAAGATACTAATACCCCACGTGCGTAGGACTTTAGTATTGCTTTTTGCTTTTTGGTTATTTTCATATTTTGCCCCCTAGTAGTGGTATATCGAACGGCTTGCCGTCTTTGTCGCCTGCTTTAGTAAATGAACAATGGATGTGTTTTTTGTGTGGGTTAATGCCACGATACCTGCGCCACTTAAATCCAAATCTTCTTGATGCAATAAAGCCATTATGGATTATGTAAGATATGCGCTTATCGGTTTTAGCACAGACTCTGATTTGGTCAGCCAGATATATCGAGAGCTGTTCGGATGTATCCAAACGAGAATCAATATCAATGGCTCGGACGACCCCAGATTTGTCTGGATTATGATCCGATTTACTGGCGGAATGACGAGCATCACCAATCCACCCATCACTGGTAGTGCGGCGATCTGGATACCAGGTATCAATTTGATCTCTTAATTGAACACCAGCTGCACACAGCCAGGGCTTCATTATTCTTCGTTATCTTCTAAATATTTTAGATAAGCCTGATAATCAGAGTTTGCCAAATCTGTTGGAATAAGTGCGCCATCTGATCTTAAAACATTAGCAATAGTTTCATTTGTAATAGGATCAATTGATTTAATTAGTTTATAAGTAAATTTTGTCATTATAATTCTGCCTCCGCTTTGTATCCGTATGCCAATAAACCAGAGTCCGCATTAGTTCCCCAAGTTGAACCGCTAAAATTTCCACTCCAACCAAAAGTTTGTAAGCCAATTAATGCTACTGATGTTGATTTAACTGCAGTTGAACTGTTATAAAGACTTACCTGACCTGCCGCGCCATCGTGAGCATAGAAAGTAACAGTTGGCGTTACTCTCATTTGCACAGGGAAAACATAATTATTGTAAGCGTTGGCAGAAAAACCACCAGAAGAAGTACCTGTATAAATCATTGTGCCAGAAGGCGTGGTGCTAGGCGCTTGATAATACCTTTGGCAAGCGGCTAACTCGCCTTGAAATGTTCCACCTGAATAAACAAATGCAGTAGCAGTTGAACCCACTTCTAATTTAGATTCAGCAATATAAAGAAAATCACCAAGTGTCGTATCTGTTACATCTGACCAAATAAACAAAATAAGATTTTGAGTGCTTGCAGTATCCACCGCAGCAGTTATTGAATAAGTGGCATAAGATGTAGTTAAATTTAGATTTGCTGGTGTGTTCTCATAAGTAGCGTTAGCAATTAAAGTAGGGTTTGTGCCTTCTGCACCCCAAGCACTTATGATATCGCTAGTTACTGTATCGGCTGTTCCTGACCAAGCCACAATAGCGGCTTTAACATTATCTAATTTAGTGGTAGCAGATACTTTAGCCTTAAAACTAAAAGTAACCGTGTTACCTACTAACCCTATAACATCTTTGTTTTCTATAATAGTTGCAATACCAAACTTTTTATTTACAGTTTCTACATCTAGGGCTATAGCAAATTCACCATTTGTAGGAACTGTTGTAGTGTCTTGGGTAACATCTATTGCATCGTTGCCATCGCTAAGAATATACCAACGATCTAATGTGTAAGCATCATCATTATTAGCACCTGATGTAAAAGATGTGCCACGCTGGGCAACAGCAAAGCCACCATTTATTAAATAGTTTTTGTTTATAGCGGGCGTACCAGTGCTATCTATATTTACCCAAGCGGAACCATCGTATTTGTAAACAATATTATCACTTTTTAGATAAGACATGTTGCCTTCTTGTGGTGATGTAACGGCGGCTGTGCGAGCTGCGGCATCAGCAAATACCCACACGCCTTGCATTAAATAGCCATCTACATCGGCTGCGGTTAATACCTCGCCTGTAACAAAATCCTTAAACCCTAAACCTGCTGCCATCTCTGCTCCTTAGTAACTTAGGACATTATAGTCTAAAGTGCCATAAATGCTATTATTTAGGATAAAAGCGTCTATAACTGGCTCTAGTGTCGTGAACGTGGTTTTCCAACTATTCGGGGTTATATTCATCCTTACCCCAAAAATCTGTAAAGTTTTTTCTAAAATTGATCCACCAGGCTGGGTAGTCTTAACTGTAATTGGATCAAAAAAATCCAGGTCTAAGGCCGCTACTATGCCTGAATTGTAATTAGGTGTATATAGGTCTAAAACTATGGCATCCACACGGATAGAGGTTTCTTGCCTAGAGGCAATATAGGCCTGAGCATAATCTAGGGCTACGGTATCTGATTGCATTAATAGGTTATCTAAAAAGTAACTATGCAAAAAATATTTATCTATGCTGGCTTGATTTAGGGCTACCTGCGGGCTACCGCCAGCTCTAGTAATAGTAGCTTTATTAAATATTAATACGTCATTTAGTACCCAGGTTGCATCAAAGTAAGATATACCAGATCCATCATCTGCAAACACTGTAGGTGTGCCACCAATAGATCCAGCGGTTACCCCTCTATCTTGAAATACAAAATTATTGTCGGCATCAACATAAATAGCACCATATTCAGAATTGGCTACTGTAAATAATGCTTGCAATGCTGTGCGGTCAGTACCTGGATCTGCCTGTAATGTAGTAAGACCTGCATCAATATCACGCTGGGATGTTGGCCATGAAATTTCATCTAATATATCGTTAACACGTGCACCTGATAATTGGCCAGCGCTAGTACCAGCCACTGTGCTTATTTGTGCTAACTGGGCTAATCTAAAAGCATCTACAGCTTGTATGGTAGTTGTTGCCACATCTTCGGATTCTTGTGGGTAAGTTGTAACATAACTTGTAATATATCCTGCGAATATAGGATAAGTTACTGAGCCATAAGTAGCAGTAATCTGCACCTTCTTCATAGGAGTTAATAAGTTATAATAAGGCCCTGATACATTCTGTGGGTTAAAATCACCATTTTGATCTACAATGCGTAGGGTAAGCGAGCCTGTTTGAAATTCATCACTAAGTGCAGTACGGCCTCTATTGGTTTCTATTCTATTTACTTGATTAGATACGTCTACAATTACAGCTGCTGAATCTGCCAATACGTTTGTGTCTAATATGCCTATATCTAAAATCATGGCCTGGGCAAAACTAGGGCCAGTGCTAAAGTTAATTACAGCATTTATTACTGGTACTGTCATTATGGCAACTGTCCAGCTGCGGATGTACTAAATCCGCTTCGTGTAGCAGATTGAATCATCTCCGCTATTAATTGAGAGAATCTATCGCCGCTTTGTGCTGCATCTACAGTTATGTTTACTCTAGGGGCTATATTTCCAGATTCTCTAAGTCTTTCCATAGATATCTCGGCTGCGGTCATGCCAGCATAATTAGTCGAACCTTCTAATTTTGTTCCCAAATTTTGGAAATAACTTTCTGGCAATCCTGTATATTTAACAGAAGGGCCACTTGATATAATTGGACTTAAGCCAATGTTGCCTGATTCTCTCAATCTTTCATTTAAAATTTGTTGATAGGTCATATTTAGATAATTTGCGGTACCTACTAACGCTTGTGCTAATTTTGCAAAGTATTCGATAGTTAAGTTTGTAGCGCTTGTTAATTTTTTTTGTCCTTCAATTCCTTCCATTTCGGCTAATACTTTTTTAGCCATTACCTCATTATTATCTAATATGGCTAACTGTGCTCTTAAGCGTAATTTAGTTTCATAATCTGTCGCTTCATTTAGTGCTTTGGTTATGCCAATGCGCTCAATATCAAACTTGTCTTTAAGTTGGTCTACTGCGCTTTTTTCTTTTAACTTGCTAATTTCTTGTGAGCGTAATCTATTAACTTCTTTTATATTTTTAGCTTCTTGCCTTCTTTGTGCAGACAAAATTCTAGTAGAACTTCTTTCTTGGCCACCACGATCTACTTCTTGGCGACCTGCACCCCTTAATGCTTCTGTGGCTCTTAACACTGCACCAATGCCAGGTATGTTTCTTAGAAATGAACCATCCATGCCAGGTATATTTGTAATTTCTTTTAATCTACCTACGACCTTGCCTAGTCCTACCAATACTTCACTTGTGGCAGTAGCAAAATCTTCCATATTGTTAGTTACATTTTCAATACTGTTATCTTTGCCTAATTGAGATAATGCATCTAATAAACCTTTACCGATTATTTCCTGGGCGTTTTGCGTTGCAACTCTTAATAGATCCATCTTTCCAGCATAGGTATCTAATCTAGCTGCTGCTTGGCCTGAGAACTTATTATTAAGTTCAGCCATAATTGCATCCATGTCGCCAGCCTTTAATAAGGCTTTATCTAGGCCAGCACCTAATCTGCTAAGACCTGTAGTGTTGCCAGCGTAGGCACGTGATAAGGCTGTAGTAACTTGTGTTAATGATCTACCTGTAGCAGCCGATACATCCATAGCCGTAGTTAATGCATCTTGGCTCTTAGTAATTGACCCAGTTACTGTCAGTAATTGCTGGAATGCTGGACGTAATTCATCATCTAATACGCCAGTAGCCCTCTGTAGGTTGTTTATGTATAACTCAACTCCAGGCGCACTGAACTGGTAGCCAGTGTTTCTTAATTGAATCTCTAAAGACTTGGCTGCCTTTTCATCAGCTGCAAACGCTCTTACTGCTTCTTTACTAAATCTAGTTAATGCTGTTACTGAGAATGCTGCGGCAAAGGTTTTACCAAAGGCTTTAACTTGCTTTTCAAATGCACTGATTTCTTTCTTGCCTTTTTTAAGCCCCTTGTTATTAAAGGTGCTGAGTGCCGATACGACTATATTGGCCATTATGCAACCTTCTTCTCTGTAGTTTTATTAAAATGGGTAGCTGTAGCATTGATAGCCTTTACAATTACGCCATAGATATCACCGCTATCCTGTGCCCATGCTTTGTAAATCAAACGACCTTTAGTCTTACGACCACCACCCCTAGCGCCTTTAACTTTAGGCTGAGATGTAAGGGTTGGTAGATCAGTAACAAACTGATATCCAGCAAATGGGTTATTAGAATTATATGCAGCTGTAGATCTACTTCTATTCTTTCTGCTACCTGATTGCTTAAATGCCATAGTGCCGCCACCTTCTGCAACAGAAGTAAATGGCGCTCTACCTTGTGGGTTTAATCTACCTGCGGTTTCATAGATACGACCAGCAGCGCTTATATTGTAAACATAACTTTCTACTGTATAACCATTATTAAATCTGCGGTTTTGACCTTCTTTGAATCCAATACCACCGCGCACTGTTGATGCATCATATTTAGGGAATGGGCGATAATCGACAGTAGATGATATTGGTTTAGACCAGCCAGACAACACTTCATTGTTACTTACTACAAAACCTTTAGCCTTAGCTTCTACGCCCTTCATAACAGGCTCTACGGCTGCTTTAACACGCCTATACATGTCCTCATCAATAAAGGTTAAGCCATTGATAACGTCTTTAACGCCTACGACTTCTACTGGCATTTCTGACCTCTCTAGCTCTATCATTCAAAACTTGGATTATTGCATTCAATAACTCTGAATCCATATTAATGAACTCACTTGGCGCTATCCCAGTTTCAACGCTTAAAGCAGCGATATTATAAACTAAAGAGTCACGCCTAGTTATTTTTTTTCTTCGTCTAAAACCTCAACAGTTTCTAACGTGTCGATAAACTCAGTACCCCATAAAGGTATCTGTGCGCCAGACCTACGCAAGCATTCGTATGCTAACCAAAAGATTTCGGTCTGCCTTTCGTGCTCACGTAGGACTTTAGAAATTCCAGCGCCGTACTTCAATTCGAAAGCGTACTCGACACCTGGTGTTATCTTGTGCTCAGATACTTCACCATTAGCCCTTGTTATCTTTAGCTTTGCCATTATTACTCCTTAATTAGAACGCCACTGTAGGCGATACTGTTACCACGGAGTTTACTGTAAATGTCATTGAAGATGTAGCAATTTCAGCCACGCCACCCTGACCCAGTGGGGTTAGGTTATTTACCAATATTGAGAATTGATAGGTTGGATTAGCAGCTGACACTGTAGTGCCTTTAACAGTGATTACTGATACTGAAATGGTCTTACCAAATGCATCATTTAGGGTTTGCATAACCTGGCTTGCTGCCCATTCATTGTTAAAGTCAATAGTAAATGTTGAGTTTTCTAATCCAGCCACGTACTTGTGTGATGTATCACCCATAGCTGTAATTTCTAACTCATCTACGACCTTGTTGATTACTGCGCTTGTTACGTATGCGCTGATATCAATAGATGGTGTAGTAGGCGCAGCGTTGGTAGCCAACTTAACGCCGACGTTGTTATTTAAGTATATTGCCATTGTTACTCCTCGTCATTCTTGTTGGTTGTTGCCTTGCCTTTTGGTTCTTCCTTTATTTGGCCTGTCTTGATTAAGAAGGCTAAATCTTCTTCTCTGCTCATTTTAACTCCAGCTCGTTAGTATGGATACTGTTATTTCTGATGTTAGTAAATCTCCACTCGCCGCACTTGTAATAGCTGGAGCGGAAACGCTTGTTATATTCATAACTAAAGATGATCCTGCCAATTTAGTTACTACTGCTACGATAAAATCTTCCATGCCTTTTAGGTTGCCTTGATTATCAAATGCTGGTACTGCCATAAGAATTCTAAAATTAGCCAATGGCGATAATGTTATTTGAGTATTATTGCTTGGCACTAAATACGGATCGCCAGGTGTGATAACTACGCTGTTAGCCAATAATGTAGCTGGTGGAAAACTAAATGTACTCCATACGCCAGCGTTTGCTAAGGCTGTTGCAAGTGTGCCTCGAAGTGTTGTTACGGCGGCCATTAGCCCACCAATGTTGATGGTGCGGCGTAAGGCTGGATGAGGCCTCTTACACGATTTACGAGCTGGAAGCCCATCCGATAAGGACTTGCAGTTATCCCATCCATGCCTACGCCCCCAGTTTGAGATACCTGTCTA